CAACATAATCATTATAGTAATTAAAATTGTGTGTAGTATTACTAAATGCTGCTTTTTGCCACATTTCAAAAAATGATCTTTCTCTCATAAATTTGTCTGTCATAAATGTTGCAGTAATCTCTGGTGAAGTATAATCATAAACAAATTTTCTAGTAGGACCATTATGTTTAATTTCTTTTTGTACACCTTCTCTACTTGGCATTGCTATCTCTTTACAAAAAGCTTGTACTCGTCTTTTTTGTTGATCTTGGTTCATAGACCTTAATTGTGTATCAATAGAAAAACCTTGTAGTTCATCATTGTTTTGTACAGAACCAGGAGAACCTCCTACAGCAACATTTGAAACTCCCTTTGGTAAAGTAAAGTTTACATAGAACCTAGCTTTTCTTTGAAAGCCTTCAGCCTCATTGACCATGGCTTGAAATCTACCCATTGTAGTTTCAGGATTACCACCAGCCTTTTGTCTTAAACGTGGATCAGATTGTACGTCATCAAGCGACCTATCTCTAGGTAAACCTATTCGTATATCATATCCACCAATTCTTTTTCCGCCTCTTAATATTGCCATTAGTATGGACTTCCTTTTTTAAATTGTTGTACAGGTAGCATTACTGCCAACGCTGCTTCATCAAAATCAACTCTTAAAAAACTTGATCTTACATGACTATACAAGTATTTCTTAATTGTATTTCTCGCAATACTAACATTCTTAATACCATCGTAGGTAGCATCAATTCTTGTTGTTGACTTCATACCACCAGAGGCATATCTTTGTAAATTGTTCAATAAACTAATTCGTTGAACAGGTCTTATGTAATGAAAGTTCATTCCCATAAATCCACCTGGAATTGTTTCCAAAGGTAGAACAAGTGGGAACCTATCATACAAAGGTAATACTCTTTTATATTTAGGGTCATAAAAGAAGAAATTCAGTCTTCCTTTACTAGGAATACCGTTTAATTTGCCTGATCTCATTAGTTTAGCCGCTGTTATACTATCAGATAGTGTCGCAACGTTTTTTCTATACCAGTCAACACTTTTTCTAATGCCACCTTGAGATACTTTGATAGGGTCTAGGATACTTATTGCCATATGCTAATATTTATATAAAAAAAAGGCGGCCTTTCAGCCGCCCTTTCAAAGTTATTGATGTGAGAGAGAATTACTCCTCTTCAGCCAATTTACTAAAGTAAGATAACGTATCGTCATCATCACTAGCTGCTTTTGGAGCAACATCAGTACTTTTCGCAACACTACCACTTTGAGGCGGGAGGTCTGTTTTATCAGCAGTTGTTGCGCTTCGTACACCTGTAATCGTCCTATTCAGTTTCTCTTTGAGTTCGTCATAGGTTTTAAAATTATCGGGTGCAAGAAATGGTTTAAGAGGGTGTTGAGAAGACCACAATGTTTTAATATCTTCATCACTCTCTTTAATTTGTGATACGCCCTCAAACTCGGACTTATCATAGTTCCAGTAACCGTCAACTTTTCTGATTTTTAGTTTAAAGTTTGCACCTTTCCAAAAATCAAATGGATTGATTGGTTTCTCATCTTCAAACGCTGGTTGCATTGACTCTGTAATCTTATCAAAAATCTTTTTACCGAATTTAAATAAGAAAGTCTTACCTTCGTTCTCTGGATGCTTAGGATCAGATACCACTAGAATATTTGAGTAGTAAGATAATTTTCTTTTTCTCTTTCTAGCAATCTCTTTATCACTATCTAAACCAGTATTCCATAGTCTAGTGTTTTCTTCTGACACAGGGTCTTTGTGACCTAATGTAGTTAGTGAGTTCTCAATATACCAACCACCTACATCTTGGAATGCATGTGACCATACTCTTTGCCAAGGTAAGTCTTCACCTTCTGGCGCTGGTAAAAATCTAATTACAGCAAAACCATTTCCAGTTTTATCTAGTTCTGGTTTCCAGAATCTGTCGTCTTGGTATTTTGATTTGTTATTTTGTTTGTCCTCAGGATTGAGGTTAGCCTCTATGGCTTTCGTAAGTTTGTCAAAGTTACTTGACGATTGTTTTAATGTATCAAAGTCCATTATATTTTCTCCTTGTATATATTTTCGTATTGTTGTTTTTGTGTTACCTGTATAATCGGTATCATAGTTATTTATAAGACTTCTCCTGTTGTTTTACCCATTTTGCTAATTCTTTTTTATTGGGTTTAGGTAAAGTCTTATCAATTCTGTATTTCTTATAACGCTCACACCAGTCCACTATTGTATCTAATAATCTATAAATTATTCTATCAAACATATTGTCCTTAGTATACCACATTATGAGCCATTTGTCAACCCTGAAACACAATTAAATCTCTTGTTTAATTCATCAAAGTTTATATAATCTAAATTCTTATTAGTCCACTGTGGTACTGTACTATTTACAGGATCACTACCTGATATACCCTTTGGATTGACCTTAATAAATTTCACTTTAGGAAACTCATTCATTAGTTCTTGCCATTGATTAACCCAATTTACATCTGGTATAGGACTATTCTTCTCGTTGGCGTAGTTTGATGTTGACTTATACATATTGTTGACATGATTATCAAAGCTTTTCAAGTCATGTCCAATTAGATACATTTCTTCCATATCTTCATTTTGATTACATGCAACAAAACCAGCAGTTGAACCAGCTGCCCAACCTCTATCTTTATTATCTTTTAAATCTTTTAATGTGTGTGCTTTATCATTTGGATTGACCCAACTGACATAACAACCAGTGTGATTAATTTGTTTCTTTTCTATTTGTTCACCCCCAGCAATTCTTCTTATAATACTTGCTTGACCTGATATAGCAGAACCATGAAAAACAAACTCTTGTCTATCTTCTCTTTTATTTTCATGCATCTTAAAATTTTTTTTAGCAATTTCTATTTCATTTGGAGTTAAATTAGCATAGACAATACTATTATATACCATACCAGGAACAGCGTTCCAATCTCTAAACCATGTTTCATTGATGTCAGCATAACCACTTTGGTATACTTCGTGCATCATTGGACCATCAACAGAAATTAATACATCTGGTGTAAAGTCTCTATATAATCCATTACAACCATATATCTTTCCATGTTCTTTTAATTTTAATAAATCTACTGGTGATCTACTTTGACCATTCCCTATACAAAATACTGTTTTAGCCATTAACAAATACCTCTTTCATAATTAATTTACATTCTGTTACATTAAAATTTATAAACGGTCTCACTCTGGTAACCTTAAGTGAGATTTCAGGCCATACAACTTTCTCGGTAATTTCTTTATCCCAATTTTTAGTAAAGTTAAGAAAGTGATTAAGCACGACCGCGGTCTGGTAACTAATTTTCCTTTGAATAAGTAAACGTAACATTCTTGGATGCTGCCCATTAGGAACAGCAAGACCATCATCAAAAGAAAGCCTACGGTTGCTAAAGTCATCAACAATATTATTGCAGTCTCCTCTAAAGTGGTAGGCAAACGATTCTTTGCGTTTCTTATAATCCAAATAAACATCTTTACCATCATTCTGTAACAGATTACCAATCCATCTCTTACTATCTGAAAGAAAGTTAGCAACAAAGAAATCAAGTATATCATCTTGTCCATATTTTGTACTCAGTTTGTGAAAAAAGTATCTATCTTTTCTCCTTGTAAACGTATCCAATTTTGCGTTGACTTTACCACCATACTTATAATAGTCGTATGTATCCGATGCGAAATGTAACTTGATAGCCAAGTAAGTTTTATATACATCAAATCCACCATACATATTAAATTGGTAATACTCCACATCTAGGTATTTTCAACATTCTTAAATTAGTTGCCTCTACTTGTATTTTTTCTTTTAGTGATTTTGATATTAATGATGATACCTGACTTGTATCTAAACCATTTTCATCACAATACCAAACAACAGCATCCATGTGTGTAATCTTTTTTTCTTTTACTATACTTTCTATCTTCAAACTAAATTCTTTACTATTCATTGAAGTCTGCTCTAACTATATGCTTTCTTAATGCTCTGACAAGTTCTTCTATCTTATCAATAACAGCGATCATATCTTTATCTGTAATGTAATGTTGTTTTTCTCTTAATTTATCGTATTCTCTTAATGGAATAGTAACTGTACTTTGTTCATTCTCAAAAGACTTATCAA